GCCTGAAATGCTCCTTGACGGCCTCGACCATTTGGCCGTGCCATGTGCCGGTTTCGATGAGTACTTCGATACCGAAATTCTTACCGTAGCTAATGACGGTATTCTCTTTAAATTGGTGACTCATCAATAGGAATAGCCGAATTGATCGAACTTCTTTTTCACTGCATGAAGCATCGATTCTTGCCAGATATCACGATTAAGCAGCTTTTCCCACCAGGAGCGCGCGACCTTCCCGCGGCGGATAATTTCCTCATCTGGCGTTTCCTTCAAGTATTGCGCGATATAGATACCGACCCGCGAGGCCTCGCCCGGGTTGATGTGTAAAGCGAATTCCGAATAGGGAATCTCATCAGCGAACGGGAAAACCTGATCGGCCCCGACGAGAACGGGAACTCGAGCTGCGCTCATTGCCTCAAAAAACCGATATGGGAAGTCTCCAGGGATGGATTCAGGGCAAAGCGCCAGGCGACTTTCGCGCATACTGCGGCGAAACTCTGCGCGCCGACGCACGCCTTCCGGCAAGCTGTAAATTGCCCCAGTGAAATCTGGATACCGCGCCATATCGCATTTCAAATCCGGACGCTCCAAACATGAGCCAGATGACTCGATGCGCGTCGAATAGTTCAGCCAACCGTGGAAACTGACATCGTATTTAAACCCGCCTTCCGGCAGATCAATGCATTCCGTATAATTCTCGACCGGCCACGGAAAGGAAATGCTATTCGGATCCCTGGACAGCATGTGCGTTTTCAGGTTGCATCGGATCAAGAGAGCCTGGCTGTCATACTGCACCGTGCTTTCATCGATGCAGAAGAAGACGTGGCGATTCTCGCGTCCGGCGAAATGGGGGAAGCGGCAAAGCGCTTCGCGACTGCCGAAAAGCTGAAGCGTTCCCGGGCAGACGAAGAGATCCGCCTCGTCCGGGTTTTGCGTGACTTCCACCTGGTTAAACCGGAGAGTGCCGTCCGGCCAGTGCGGGACTCCCGCTTCAGCGGGCGAGTAGATGTATTGACGCAATTTTCTCTTTCGCTTCCTGATAGGCTTTCAGATAAGGCTTATAAATAAATTCAATGTCCTGCGGTCGCAATTCGTAATTGGTTAACTGGACGCCGTCTATGAACTCATGTGCGTGGAAGAAGACAAACGGAACACCTTCCGCGTGGCCTTCAGATAACTGGTAATTGGCAAGATTCCATGGGGCCAAGCCGGCACCGACGTTCTGAATGACATGCAAGCTGTCTTGAAACATTCCTGGCCACTCATCCAAATAGGCCTGGTCCCCGCAGCCGACATTTGCAGAGCAGCGTTTGCGGCATTGCTCCGCCCATCGCTGGACACACCAATAACCCTGAGCCCCGCTGAAGGTCACCCATGAGACGTTGAACCTACCATTCACCTCAAGATGTCGCTTCGAGGGAATGAACCGATGCGGAATCACCGCAATCGACCCAAGGGCACGATAGGGTATTTCGTCGAAGATGGCCCTCGGATCGCCAAAGAACATAAGATCCGCGTCCAGATAGGTAACGGCATTGTCGGGATGGACAGTTAGCCTTCGCAAGATGTATTCGCTGAAGACGGAGGCTAAGGTCCAGCAATATTCCTGCCAGGTTCGATTCGCTTTAACCTCGGCCAGATCTAGCTCTTTTTCAACGCTGTCGCGGCAGTAAATCTCGGTTCCAGGACAATCTTGCATCGCTTCGGCAGTCCGTTCATCCAATGCCAGAACATGCAACGTGAAGGGTTCGCTTGAATGCTTTAGTAGCGATTCGTACATCACGAGGCCCTTGGCGAGATATCCGGAATCGAAAAGTGTGGCGTAATGTCTCATACGTTCGGATTGCTCGCGTAAGGCTCAATTGGATACTTTTCGAGCAGGTAAGAACGGTGCCAGGATATCGAATCATGGAAAACATCGGTCGAATAGACCAAACGCAGCCCGGCATCAGCGCAGATCCGAATTAAGTCTGCTTCATTGAACCAGATTTCCAAACACTGGACGCCATACGCCTCTTTACAAAAGTACCGGGTCGGCCCGTCCGTGATTGGCGTCCTGTTGAAAATGACATATTGGCGCGCGACGCGAGCGGCTTCCCGGATCGCCTTCTCATATTCAGCCACATGCATCACACATCCACTGCTTAAGACGACACCGAATTCATCGTTTTCGAACTTCAACGCAATTGCATCGCCCAATTCGATATCAATGCCAGGGTAGACCTGCTGGGCAAATGTGATGAATTCTGGAGAGAAATCGATCCCCTTATAAATGAATTTCGCGCCAGCGATTCTGAGAACTTCCCGGTAATAGCCTGCCGAGGCTCCCACATCGAGAACATTCCATTTAAATCGTTTGGGATCCGCCGCACCGGCTGGCGGTATCTTGTTCCAGCATCGAATAAATGCATCGAAGGGTGCCACCGGCTGGCCATTTCGAAATTTTTCAATTTCTGGAAGTGCGACTTCGGATTGGCGGCTCGGGATTTGTGGATCCTGCCACGCCCCTGCGCACTGAGCGGCCACCGATGCAATCTGACCGGGCGTTAATTCGCTGTAATTCACCGAACTCATGCCGCCAACATCTCCAGAAGCGTGTCGGACACTGTTTTCATCCGATGCAAATATGTATGATCGGACATCGTTCGTCTCTGGCCGTTCCTGGCGATCGCTGCGCGCATCTCATCATTTTCCAGATAATGTCTAATGAGCTGCACGGCCTCTTCCGGTGATCCGTAAGCCGCAGCCTCCGACTGAGTGAAGAACTGGCTTAGGTTCAGGCTTCGCTCGGTCAGCAGCAGCGCACCGCAGCCTGTCGCCTCGAAAGTGCGCATGTTATTGGTCATTCCCTGGGCGACCTCGCCGTGCCGGTTCAGTACGATTTTGGAGCGCAACAAAAGCCGGTACATATCGAGGCCCCAGGCTTCGCCCTGATATGTGGCCCGCAGCGGGCTGTTTGTGTTCAGCGTCTCAACGCCGTACCCCCACCATTTGAAGGTCGGAATGGCTGCAGCGACGGCCTCCAGTGTCTCCAGGCCGGCCCGCCAGTGCGATGGATTGCCGACACCGCCGACAAAGACGCAATCCAGATCGCGCACAAATGGAAGACATCCGGTCTTTTGAATGCGCTCGAGCACGATCGGATCGAAGGCCAACGGGTTATAAACGGCCTTAATTCCCATGCGTTCGAAACGGTCGATGTAGTGTGGGAATGAGGAAAAGATCACGTCATAGCCGCGGAGCATCCGCTCGTCCGGCATGGGACAGGAGCATTGGCCGGCGAGGATCCGCCCGCGGAATGGCGGATTGATGGACAGATCCTGCATGAAAACCACATCTGGATCAGCGATGACATCGTGCTGAAGATTGGCATTCAGTACTATGTCGCGAACGTTCCATCCGAGATGGCGCAAATTCCTGCCATAGGCATCGAAAGTGCCGAAAGAAAAGTCCAGCAAGCGCTGCAGTTCTAAAGCCGCATCGGCGCCCCGGTCGAAGCTCCAGGATTCGATAAACTGCGGGTAATAGGTATCGAAAATATTTATCTTCACCCGATCACCTGAAACTTCAGTTCCCCTTGCCAGTGCACGACGATATCAAGATCGCGCTCTCGATTCGCAAACCATGTCCGCAAATATTGTTCAACGGTGCAATCGTGATTGCTCCCTGTTCGGTATAGAAAGCACATCGACTTCTGAACGTCTTTATCAATAATTTTGCGGATAAAATTTCGGTTATGCCGGACGAAAATCGGCGGCTCTCCATCGCTCGGATGCGGAAGGACCAACCATTGATGCTCGGCCTCTTCAAAATTAAAGATGCTTTCCTTGATCGCGCTCGGTACAACCATCGTGCCGGCCTTCCCGATACGGCTGATTGTCGCTGCGCAGGCTGCAGGATCCTGCACATGCTCGAGCACATGTGAGCACCAGACATAATCGAACGATTTGTCCGGTATCATCGGCAGCCCTTCTTCCAGATTTTCCGCAATGGTCTCTATTCCCTCAGCCTGCATCGGCTTCAGGTTCTCGCGATTGCGGTCCAGGAAGACATTCGCGCGCTTTAACGGATATTGGCCTGGCCCAATGTCCAGGACACGCCAATGCTCCGGCATCTCCGGAAGTTCAACATATTCTCTCGGTGCAAGATCCATTATTGACGCTCAAACCTCAGACAAAATGCCGGGTAGAAATGCAGATTTTCCTCACTTCCCACGCAGCGGAAGAATCCCTTTTCTTCGACCAGTGCGGCGAGTCGACAAGGGGTATAACTCATTAAATGGAACCCATAATCATTCCGCCGCGGTCCAAGCAGATGCCGAACATAGAACGGGTCGCGAGTTGCCGCATAGAGTTCGAGTGTTTTCTCATGGTCAGGGACATCAATGCGGAGGATTCCACCAGGCCGAATCGCCTGATAGAGCTCCGTTAGAGCCGCGCGCGCTTCCGTAATGGACATGTGCTCCCAGACCTGACGTGCTAAAAGTTCGTCCACCGGTTCTTGCAATGGCGGCAGGTTTAGGAAGCTTCCATAAACGTCACAGACATACTCCTGATACAGCGGCCCGGATCTGAGCGCATCTTGCGTTTTGTCGGCATGCCGAGCGTAATAATCGGCTTCCGTGGTGCTCCAGCGGTCGACCAGGTCCGGACGTTCATCGGCCAGAAACGTGTTCCTGTCCGGAACGTCCACGTTGAGCCAGTCCTTCAGATAGACTGACCCGCTGCCCATGTGGACTTTCACCGAGAGCCGGCCTGCCTTGTCTTAGATACAGGAACCATACCTTCACCCTGGCAACTGGCACAAGTCATTCCATCGCGGACGCCGCTGCCCTTGCAGCTCGGGCAAATCATGCCATCTGTTTGCATATATTTCCTTTCTCTTCGTAGACCTGCTTCATTTGGGGCAGGAGCGGGCCGTATTTGCCTTTTAGCGTGTAGGAATCCTGTTCACGGCCGTAATTGTTCTGCCGCCGGCAGTCGTCGTCCTCGGAATGATGCGTGATGCGCGCGCTGGGGATTCCGGCAACGCCTTTGCTGGCGAGGAGCGTCCGGTAAGCGATCGTGTTGTCGCTTCCATACATCGGGCAGCATTCCGCATCGAACCAACCCAGCTGATTGCCGAATTCGCGCTTCAGGATGCCGAAATTGGCATAAAGCATCCCATAGCAACAGACATTGACGTGATAGTCGCGTCGTGCCATTTTGTCGTTGTAATAGATGGCCCCGAGACCGATCTCCGGATGCTGCTCCATGAAGCGAATGGCCTGCTCTGCGCAGCCAGGATCGAGCGTGGCGTCATCGTTCAACCAAATCACCCATTCACCCGAGGCGCGCTCGAAAGCCACGTTGTAGCCCCGCGCCATGCCGAGCCGCGGTCGTTCGGGAATCACGAGCACGTTCGCCGGCAGACTATCTGTTTGGATAGGCTCGTCGCTGGCATCCCCGACGATCAATTCCCATGAAACGGTCACCGATTTTAGATTGTCGACGAGCCGCCGGAATGCGTCGGGACGGTTGCGTGTTCCGGTAACGAAGCTGATCTTTACCATCGCGGTCCCGCCGGCGGCCAGATTTCAGGAGGCCCATAGATGCGATTTAGCGTGTACGCGCTAATCTTGTTCGCCCGGATGTCTGCATAACTGCCCTTTTCAACATCCGCCGTTCCCCGCATTTCCATACAATCGGAGACGTAGAACATTAGAGCCTGCGTGATGTCGGCCGGAACCTGAGACGTTCCCCAGCCTGCCGTGAAGTTGATGGTGACCGGAGCCGGCACGTTCAAATCAGAATTCGGCCAGGCTCCGCTAATCGGCGGCAAGAGCTCGCCACCATCGTCGCCAATTATTGATTGCTGGAAATCGGTCCCTGGCGGGCTCGCATCCGGCCCGAGAAGCGTCATCAAGATCGCATTGTTCCAATATTGGATGCTTTCCACGGACTGCGTTTTACCCCGCGGCAGTCGGATCACCGGCAACCAATCAAAAGGAAAGTGCCGCAGCACCCATTGATGCGAACGCGAAAAGATCGTGCGGTGCATCTCGCCTTCCGCCCAGGCGATCGCCGACTGCATATACAGCAAAAGCAGAGTGTCCTGCAGCGTCCCGGGTTGTTCATCCACATGGCAGTGGGCGCGGATCAGGCCGATGTCGTAGGGATCACCGGTGAGCGACGTGATGCCGAGTTGGATGGGATCAAGCACGTTTTTTGTTTTCCGGAGCGGGGCGCATCATCTTGTTTTCAGGGGCAGGATGTTTTTTCTTGTGTCGCTTGTACGATTTGTCGGCCATTTGGATTGCCATGCAGAGCTGCGAGGCTTGAAATTTTCCAGGCCCGGCGTTCAGAAGAACCGCCAGCGAAAGCAATTCGGCGCGCGCCGCCGGCCAAAGTTGATCGATTTGTTGTTCGGTGAAAGCGCTCATGCGAATAGTTTCATTTGCGGTTTGTAGAGGGCCAGGAGTTCTTCGGCCCACTTGATCTTATCTTTGACGCGCTGGCCACATGGTTGAGACGTCGACCACAGTTCCAAATTTTCAATTCTGTTGTCAGTTTTTATGCCGTTGATGTGGTGCACGTTCTCGAATGGTAATAATGCGCGTCCTAGATGCTTCTCCATGACGAATCTATGCTCATAGATGTCTTTATTTCGCCCCATGCTGAGGCGTACATAGCCACGATGCATCGAGAAGCCTTTACGCCAGTCTTTACAACGCGGATCGTAATGAAGTGGATCACCATATAGACGCTTTCGGCGATAGTGCGAGGCGCACAATTCGCCATCATGAGCATTCGCTCCGCAGCCTGGGATTGAACATGCCTTGCCTCTCTGCTTCGCATCCCATTTTCGCCGTTGTATTTTTCGGCAAGGCCTGCATACGGGCTGGAATCCGCCATTTGATTGCTTGTATGGTGCAAAATTGGTGCCATCTAAAGGCTGGGATATTTTGCATTTGATGCAGATTTTAGTATTTTGTTGATCAGCCATGTTTGCTATTCACCTAGCGATGTGGTTAGAGGCCGGTCAGCATTTGCGTGCTAACCGGCCTCGAACATTATAGCCTAAACAATGGCTAAATAGTTTAGGATGTTTTGATCCACTTGAGCGAGTCGTTATTGAGAACGATGCCCCCCTCACGTCGCCTTACGTAGAAACGAATGTAACCTGGATTCGTCACATTATCCCTTGTGATACGCATCCCAACGCGATCCGCCAAAAGGTAGGCGCGCTGGAAGTTGCCGAAGGCAACCGGGAATTTGCCGGACCCGATATCGTCCAGGTCCTCCCATGTTTCCTGCGTGTAGCCGAGCAACGTGTTCGGCTGGCCGGCTTGCAGCGAAGGCTCCCAGAGGTAACGGTTCTGAGAATCTTTCAAACCGCGAACCGACGCGATCGTGTTGCTGTTCATGATCCAAGTCGAACCAGCACGATAAGCGCTGTTCAACGTATAGATGATCTTGATCAATGCATCGGAACCGTTCACCGAGAATGGCGACGCAACCGAATCAATGTACTGATACGCTGCCGCCGTGCGCACAGGAGATGCATTGTCGGCCGTGCTTAGAGGCGTCGTGTTCAACATGCCCGTCGGCTTGTTCGAACCGTTGCCCGTCAATACGGCAATGCCTTCCTGCCTGGCATACTCATCCGCGACGTTCTCTGCGAGCCAAGTTTCAACATCGAACTGGAGATCATCAGTGGACCATTCGCTGATCTGGGGATAGGCGTAGAGCTCTCCAAAAGTAGGAACGATATCTCTCAATTGCGGGGTATTGCTGGCGTTGCGATTCGATGTTTCTCCAACCCACCCGGAAGTGGCGCCGCGCAGATTCAAGAGCTGATGGAAATCGGTCGTTCCCGCCTGAACGACTTTGACGAGTCGGCGAACTGGCGAATATTTCAGTTCGAACTGCTCGATCTGCTGCGCAATAACCTTGGGGAGCGCGTACCCGCCGCCGGCGTTGCTGCCAACGGTGATGTCTTTTGTTTCCCTTCCGAGTTTCTTTTCCGCATCCGAAAGGCGCCGTTCGTCCTCAGCATATGCGGCTTTATGTCGGATCCAGGTGACGAAAGCGTCGTGATATTCATCGCGGGCCTTCTCTTCGCCGGTTTTGCCGGGCGTTTTCGCTCGGGATTCGAGTTCCTCGAGGCGCTCCGTGAAGAACTTCATCTCGGCTTCCCAATTAATACGGACCTCGTTCTGCTTCTTCAGATCGACTTCGATCCGGCCGAGCTTCTGATCGAGTTCTTTGGCAAGAGATTCATTACCGCTCTTGATTGCCTCGATCTTCTTGTCGTTCGTATCCTTGAAAGCATCGAAGGCCTTCGCCTGATTTTCGATGGCGTCTTTGATGACCACAAGGCTTGGTGCTGTAATTTCGGCGATCTGGACGTGCGCATTGCCCTGATGGGTTGCGGCGAAACCGACGGCGAGAACGGCAAACATGGCCACGATGACCAGGCCGATAGGAATGAGAATGTTAAATACCGGGTTTTGCTGCGGCGCGACGGTCGGCCGGCAGTTCAAAAACCACCATTGCTTTGGGGTCATTAGATGTGATCTCCAATAAAAAAGCCGCCCGATGAAAGGCGGCTGGGTTGACGGTTTTGGCAGACGGACTAGATCTTGAACGCTCCTGCAACCATGGAAGTAGTCATGGAGTGGAGCATTTTAAGAACTTCGGCTGCCTCATCGTCGACTTCCACTTCACGTGTCGCTCGGTCCACATCACGTGCCCCGATTGCGTCGATATGTTTCATTCCTGAAATAATGCATTTCGCTTCGGATTGGGTAAAGCCTGCGTCACGTAGGCGTCGTTCCGTTGCGCGTGGGTCGGAAAGTAATAATGCTTTTGAAGCGGTCACCTGCGCCATGGGATTCATGGG